CTGTCAGAGCCGTTTCTAGGCTCCCAGCGGCCCTATTGAGGGCAATCCGATAGAAGGATAGCGCCCCACCATCTGTAAGCCCCAAACCCGTGCTGGTAGAAAGATACCGACTGTTGGGAAGAGTCGCCTCGCTGTTGATCGTCAGAAAGGTCTGATTCTGACTAGGCGAAGCAGCAATAGCTCCAGTAGTGGTCTGAACCGTTTGCCCGTTTTGAACAATCGGAACCGACTCCGTACCAGTGATCGGGCCAGCAGCAGGCAATTGAACGATTGTGACTTGTGCGCTCATTCTGGACTCGGTACAAGGATGTCAAGATTCCCGTTGTTTTCCGGGGTGTCGTTGTTCTGCTGAGTAGACAAGAACGTATTGTTCCCCTCTTGCGTCAAGATCCCATTTGGCGGGACAGCCACGCTGACATCTGGCCTAGGAAATCGAATCGTGATCTTTTCGGTCTTTCGTGCCGGGAGTCTATATGGATCAAAGTTGTCTGCACACCCTTCGTTGCAAACCTGCAAACCAGGGAAGTTGGGGTCAGACCTCATCACCGAATGAGCACGCTTCATCTTGCAGCGGTCACACACTGCAATCGCTATGTCTGAGTTACCGAGGGTGTCAAGAAAGCGCGGCATTACACGGTTCTCCCTTGTGCCGCAAGCGTAGCTCGTCTAGAGGCCACACGCTTGGCGACTTGCTCAGGAGTTTGCTTGCGCCCTTTTTTGGCGGCAGACAGCTTTTCTCGTACCTCGTCGGAGATAGGCTTGCCTTTGTTCGCGGGCTCTCGCCCAACCATCCATGGAGTTGATCTAGATTTACCCTTCAATGGGCTGACATAGCCTTCAGGCCTTGATCTTCCCAAAGCCAGTACAACAAGCTGCTCAGGAGTAGACTTTCTCCCAGTCAATGCTTTACGCATCTTCTCAACAGCTTCAGGAGACTTCTTCTTCCCCTTAGCGGCAGCAGACATCTTTGCCTTCGTCTCCTCAGACTTTGGCTTCCTCATGTATGGCTTCGGGATGCCTTTACGGTTTGGAATTAACTCATCTTTCAGACCATTGATGATGCGGTTGTATGCCCATCCGTCGGCAGGATTCCCATAGACCTTAAATCTCACCAAATGCGCAATAGCATGATCTATAGGATGTAGCAACACAAGATTTTCAGGCGAGTCTGATCCGCCCTTGTACTTGGGAATGATGTGATGGTTGTGGAAACCTTCTAACAACTTCATTCCTCTATTATAGTCCAAACATCAGCGTGTATACGGCAAAATATTTGGCGCCATGTAAATGGGCGAACGATCGCGTTCTTCCTGCTCGGCTTGGTTCAGGTACTTCTCAGCCTGCCCCTCAAGGTACTGAATCCGCGCCACATCAACCCCAGGAAGCTCTTGGCTCATCTGGTGAGCCAGCATGCTCTGGATGGCAAGGAACCATCTCTGAGGGATTTCCAATTCTCCTGACAGATCGCCAACATCCATGATCTGCCGGGAGTACCAGACAGTCATCTGTACGAATGGGTCAGAAGGAACCGGCCACAGGTACAGCTTCGGCACCGGGATCGTGCGGTCCATCCAGAACTGGAACGGCTGATTGGCCGTAAAGTTCTTGTTCGGCAGATTGGTGTAGTCGTCACGATTCAACCGCGCCATCGTGATCTCTGTCGAGTTGTTGCCCAAGTACAACTCACGCACACTGATCGTGCTGCCGCCAGTGGCACGCATTCTGTAGTACGGAACACTCTGCCCAGGATCAACGTCATACCACAACCATTGACCATCTACCCACGAAGCAGGGCCAGGGTTGTACAGTGTGTTCCACGTTATGTTGTCGCTTGAATACTCAAAGACAACATTGGTCGTCCCCGTTGAGGCAGGCATGACCCCAATAGAGCCGATGTACACAGGATCTGTCGTGCCGTAGTTGATAGACACGTTCCCGTTAGGGGAAGACTGCGTAAAGATCGTGTCTATGTTGCTGTCAAAGGCATTTGCAACAGTGCCTCCAGCGCTCGTTGCGTAACTACCAGAAGGACGATTCATCCTCCTGTACAGCACGTTTAACGCATCATTTGCGCCCAGCGGGAGGTCGTAGATGTACTTGTTGGCCTGCAGACCGATCACAGTCTTGTCAATCGCCCAATACTGAATGCCGATGTTGATCAGGCTAGACAGAAGATAGAAAAGAGACTCCCTGGCAGACAGAACCTGCTCAGAAGTCAGTTCTTCTGCCAGCTTCCCGCACCTACGGGCACCGTGATCAATCAGCGTCTGGACAGAGATGACCGTCTCACCAACAGTTCCCGAGTAAGCCATCGTTTACTCTCTTCCAAAGAAACGCTTGACCGTATCTGTCTCCCAAATACGGATTCCAGTCCAAATAATGGTAAACAACGCAGCGATTGATGGAAGAAACTCCACAAGCGTTCCCAAAACAGTAGCGATAGACAGCGCGTCGACTACATGCTTGGTGGAATCTGACAATTCTTGCTTCATCACCACCCCGGACAGTTCCAGCGTTTCATCGAAGCCCTTGATCGGCTTCCCTTCTCGCTCTTTTCAGCGATAGAGCCCATTCTCGCGCAGAACGAGTCTCTACGGGAACCCCCTTCAGGCTGAGGCGCTTTGAGGTTGCTACCAGTCTCGCGGTTGTACTTCTCTCGACCCTTCTGGGTCAAACCAGCGCCGCGCTCCACAGGCATCTTCTCGCCTCGGCCCACTGCAAGGGATACCCCTCCGCTCTTCATTTTTTTCTCAGAAAACATCTTCTCAACCATGCCCAGCCGTTGAGGCTTAGTCGTCACATCGTTGATGATTTCCAATCGTTGGGCTTTGCTTTTGGACGGCTCATAGAACCCAGCTTTTTTCAAAGACTGGACTACGCCGCCATCCTTCATTTCTTTGTCGGCCTTGACAAATTCTTTCCCGACCTTTTGTGGCACACCACCAAAGCCGCCCTTAGTGTGAGCAGCCGCTTGCATCAAACGATGCTGGGCTGGTGACTTGCTTGGCATGATCAGGCGTATGACTTAACCATCTCAAGGACGATGGTGTATTCATCTCCCGCAGATGCGTCCGAGGTGCTAAACAAGATGTCTCCATTCTTGCCTGCTCCGGCATTGTTGGTCAATCCACCAAACTTTTCAAAGTCAAAGGTGTACAAACTATTTTGCGGAATGGTTTGAATGAGGACATCTGCTGTTGCATCCCAGTACATCAACACCTCCATACCGTGGGTAGCTGCATGAATTTTTGTAATAGTTACGCCAGTGCAGGCTAAACCAGATGCACTTGATGTCAAAGCAGAAACATCTACCTTCAAAACTTTGTTTTCACCAGTACCGTCAGAAATGTTGGTGAATTTCATGATTGCCATCCGCTCACCATCTATGAGCGTTTGACTTGCGACTGCATCGGCCATGACTTATTCCTTAAATTAAAAGCGGGGGCCGAAGCCCCCACCTTGGTTCAGCACACTCGTCCGCCGCGCTTCTTGGCAGGTGTCACAGTGACAGACTCCTTGGTCTTGGTGACGCTGCCTTCTGGCACTTTGGGAGAGAACAAGCCCTTAATCCCCTGCATGACGCGCTTTGGAGCGCCGAGGATCGCATTACGCATCCCCTCGTTCTCTTCGCGCTGAGACTTCTCCCAGTTCTCATACGCCCGCTGGTTGCGGTTCGTCTTCAACTGGTCTTCAACCTCAGCAGGAACGCCGCCCTCCTTCATCTTCTTACCGTACTTGCTGTACACCTCGTTGGAGTACGCCTTGGCCTGTTTCATGGCCGTGGCGTTCTCCTTCGTGAATGCCTTCTGCAAGCGGCCCTCAGCGGCAGTTACTTTGCCGCCTTTCTTGAAGGTGCCGGAGAGTTCGGTGATGGACACCGGGGCAGTGGGCTTTTTGCGGCCTTGGGGCATCGCGACGGGGGCACCGCTATCAACAACTCCCCCCGCCGCGTAGGCTTTTTTTGCTGCGCCGCCTTTTTTGTAGCCGCCAGCATTTGCCTTCGCAACGCCACCAGTAGCGTAGCCACCATCGTTGCCCATCTTCACCTCGCCGGTTTTGGCCGGAGAGTGATCGGGCTTTGCGGTGTGCATCTTGGTGTTGCGGTACTCACCACCTTGGTTCTCGGTGTTGATGATGCCGCTCTTAGGCAAGCCGCCCTCAGCCATCTTGACCGAGCCGCCTTTTTTGTAGCCGCCCTGACCCATGACCACACCACCGGTCTTCAAGCCCTTGTGGGCCTTGGACGCGGGCTTGTCGGCGTGTTCTTTCAACGCCTTGGAGGTCTTGGCCATCTTGGCCATTTCAGCCTTGTGCATGGACTTGGTCTCGCCGCCCTCTTTCATCACTTGAGCGGCCATGCCCACGGGAGCCGCGGGGGCGGCACCAGCAGGCATTGCACGCATCGCACGACGACGAGCAGCCATCGAGGGCTTCATGGGAGCCTTAGCACCCATCATGCCGCCACGAGCGGGCATCGAAGACATCGCGGGGGCAGCCATGTCTGGCGAGCCGCCCATCTGCATCTTCTTCTCAACCTTGCCGCCCTTCTTGAGTTTCAACTCAACGGACGGCTCGGTGGTCATCATCTTCACCATTGGTTTGAATTGGCCCATGATGTGCCTCCTCAACCCTTCTGGGCGTATACCACGGTGAAGCGGTAGATGCCCTGAGTGGTGCTGATAGTGCCGTTCGGGTCAACCGTCAGGAAGACGCTGGTATTGGAACCAACATCAGCCATCGCGGCCAACTGAGCAGCGGTGAAAGTTAGCGCAGCGCGACCGCCACCGATGACATCCGTGGCCGACAGGTATTGGGTACCTGCGGCAGCGGTGCCAACCGTTGCGTTGATCGCGGTTGCGGTGCCGCCACCGACTACCTCGTTCTGCACCTGATCAATCAGAAGATCGATGAGTTGCGAACCGGCAGGGATGGTGACACTGGTACTGGACGCGGTTCCGTCTGCGTTCGTGGTTACGGTGCTGGTCTGCATCAAGACGACGAAACCGCCGTCAGTGGTGTCGGTCAGCGTGCCAGAACCGGAGCGCAGGGCGGAACCAAAATAGGTTTGTGCCATGTCGTTCTCCTGAAGAGAGGGAGGCCGAAGCCCCCCATCTCATGTTTAGACGCCCGGCGTGCCATACATGGCACGAGGATCAGTGAAGCCGATGTCGTAACGCTCGGTGGCCTTGTAGCGCATCGAGTCGGTTTCGAAGTCGCCCTCCATCGTCTTTTCCAGACGACGGCGCATCATCAACTTCATGCCCTCGGGGGCATCGGTCTGCACCCACCATGCGGTTGCG